GCGTCACCCATACGAGCACCACCTGTGCCACGAGTTTGAGTCTCGTTTGCTGGTGATTCTCCTACTGGTCTAGTAGTGCGCTGGAAACCACCATCTTGTAGTTCTTCAAGAATAGTAGAAGGTGACATGTCAACGACAAATCCTGCCTTCTTGGTGTCTACGCTGTAGGCTTCATCAAAACGACTTGGCATTACATATCTCCGTATGTCTTAAAGCCCTCAACAGGAGGAGCGTCTGTTGCTGGAGCGTACTCCAACTTAATGATGTCTTTTAGGACAACGGCTTCCTTAACGCCACGAGCAGTGTTGCGCTCCATGCCTTTAAGTGTTTCCCCGCCGAGGCCAGTGCCAGTAGTAGTGGTCGGGTCAATAGTTCCACGGAATAATTCCATGTTTACTGTTGGGAATGCTGAACGTGATTCCATTATGTCCACCTTGGGTCTGTCATGGTGCAATTACCGCAACAGCATGGTTCTGATGTTTCGCCTTTAATTGCTTTGGCGTCGTTTGCTTTTGCACGAGCAACTCGGTTTGGAAGTGGTGTACCTGCTTGATTAGCAGATTCAAGTCCCATTGTAAGTCCGTGCCCTGTAGGAATTGTCATTCCGTTATCCTTCGTTAGTTTCGTATTGGTGTTGGATAGAAACGGCTATGCCGAGTTTGTCGGTCAGACGACCACAGACAAGACATTGAATCTCATCTGCGGTCGCCTGCACGTCACGACTATTGCATACTGCGCAAGCACGTGGCCACGACATAACCGTATCTACCTAACTATTGACTAGGCTACGTTAGCGCCAGAGCCGGTTTCACCGAGGTCAATCGCTGGGTCGTAAGTAGTTCCAGTTCCAACAGTTGTTGAAAGGTCTCCACCTAGAAGCGATGCTGACTCGATGCGAATGATTGAAGCCTGACGGAAGATTCCGTAAGCACCCAACCAGTACCAACCAAGTGGTACAAAACGACGGAGACGGTCAGTGATTGGTCCTGGTACAACGTGTGGGAAGGCACCATTGCCATCTAGCGTTGAGTACGTCTTAGCAAGAGCCTGACGACCAAGAATCATTGTTCCGTAAACGTTTGTGCTTGAAGCACCAGTACCCTGGAATACAGGAGCACGAGGTGTTTCAATCCAACGTACACCTTCGTAAGCACCAAGTTCACCAGTCCAGATTTCTCCAGGCTGAGCGTATACGTGTGGTGCACGCCAACCCTGTACGTTGCTGCCAGAGATAGATTCTCCCTGAAGGTCAGCCACGAGGTCTGGGTGGATGTATCCGACGTACATTCCGCCGAATGTTGGAACGTTCTGTGAACGGAGACGGGCACGAGCAACACGGATGTCAAGTGATGACAGTGTTGAACTTGCTGTTACTCCAGCACGTGTTGTGATTGCAGACTGTAGAGTTGTTGCTCCGAGTCCCGATGCGTACTGTACGTTTGTTCCAACGTCAAGTGCTGCACGAGCAATAGTGTCAATTGAAACACCAGCGTTGTATCCAACTACGTTGGCTACGATTGGGTCAATGTCTACGTATGATGTGCCACGCAACTTGGCAGTGGTAAGTACAGCGTTACCGTATTCAGCAAGAGTCAGGGTAACCTGGCTGTCTGAAAGAGCAACTGTCTCAACATCTGTTGTCTCAGTAAGAGCAGATGACTTGATTGGTAGGTCGTTAACAATTGTGAATGCTACAGATGCACCTGGCATACTCTGGTGAGTAGGCTGGATGTCTGCTGCAGCGTCAAAGTACAACTCAGGACGTAGGGCGAAGTACGCCATACGGTCATAAGCGGCCTTTGAAAAGTCTAGGGCACTGGACCCTGTAAATGCGTCAGCCATTTTGGTTGACTCCTTTTCTTAGTAGGTTAAAAGTTTTTAGGCTTAGAACGCACCACGGGAGGAATAGATACCCAGTTTTTTACCTGAGTCTCCTTCAACGACTTTCATGACTTCATCGGGAGTAGTGGCTGCTGCAAGTGCTTCAAGGTACATTTGCTGGGGGTCTGGCATTGCGCCTGTAGTCCCAATAGTCGCACCCTGCGCTCTGCGTAAAGCCGCAAGTTCCGAGTCATCCGTTGACGGCTCTTCTGGAGCCTGGAGAATGCCATATTCCATCGCCGCTTTTTGGATTGCTTCTTGCGAAGATTCTCCATCGTAAGCCTTGCGGAATAGTTGACCTAATCCTGAATCTGGAATGCCAGCCTTTGAAAACTGAACTTCACGCTTCTGCGTTTCTAGTTCTGCCTTAAGACTGTCTAATTCCTTACGAGCCTTTTCTGCTTCACGTAACTGCTTCCGAATATTCGGGTCTAGCGGTTGACGCTCTTCAGTTTCAACTTCGTAATCTAATTCGTCATCGTATGCCATGTAGTCGCTCCTTGCGGTACGCACTTTACCAGAGGTTAATAAAGCGGATAATTTTCAGCACTATTGTACGCACTTTGGTCATGCCCTCCAAAGCGGGTTTAGATAGTTAGCGCACCTACGGCCACATAGGGCCAACCATCTATGAATATTGTATCACTCAAATGATGAATGTTACGACTTAGCCGAACCTATTCCTGTAACTCCACGGCCATTTTCAGCGTACCCTCCACCCTTTGAGAATTGTTGGGTGGCTGATTGCTCGGCTCTTGCTACTTGGGTTTGCTCGGCTATTTGATTAGTACCGCCATAGCCTGCCACCTGTGAACCAATAAGTTGGTCTGTAGTCACAGTCTGACGGCCTGAACCTGGGGCTGCGGCTGTCAATTGAACGTCACGAGAGGCACCTAGAAGGGCGTTTTGGGCACCTGCCATGCTCATAGTACCGTAGGCTGACCCTGCTCCTAGGTTGACCCTATCGGCCAATTCACGGGCACCAGACTCACTCATACCCCTTAGACCAACGTTCTGAGAGTAACCAGCAAGTGTGGCTGCAGCCGTGGCTTGTTCAATCTTGGTTAGGCTGTTCTTAGGGTCAAGGTAATAGTGGGCAAGGTCACTGGTGTTAACGCCAAATTTGGCCAACTGTGCTCGAGTTGCTGGGTCAGCGTTCATAGCGGCTGTGTAACCTTTAGTCACACGCTCATTAAACTCAGCAGCAGAAACATCGTTTTGTACAAGGGCAGCAATCTGTTTGTTGTCAAGTTTAGGTATGCCGTACTGCTGTGCTGTGCCATGAATAGAAGAAACATAGTTCATGTAGTCTTGCTCTGTCATGTGCTGTGCTAGACCCATTTTTGTATTACGTTCTGTAAGACCAGGGAAAGCGGCTTGGTAAGCGGCAGTACCACGAACGTAGTCTAAAAGAATCTTGCTGTTTACTTGTTGACTAGATGCTCCAAAGACCATGTTCTTTACAGTGCCAATAATGCTTTCGTCTGCATTGAACGCCTGAAGTTGCTGATTGTAAGCAGCCATAGCAGCAGCGTCGTTCTTGTTGGCAGGTGGTTCTGGCTTCTTAGGTGCCATACCCCATGAGTCTAGGGTATTTAGAACTGTGTCATAAGCAGATACCTGGGCTGAAGCCTTTGCGTTTACTTCGGCTGCGGCTTGTGCAGATACACCACCGGAAGAACTAGGAGTTCCTGTAGTCTTTGGTGGAACAAACGCACCAATAACGTTAGGTGCTCCTGCTGTTCCTGGAGAAGAGGCAACTGCCCAAACACCACCTGCTCTTGTAATACCAGTTGCAAGACGACCCCAACCATCGCTTGTACTGGTTGAATCCTTTTTAATACCAAAATATGCTTTAAAAGCATTAATAATTTGGCCTGAATTTCTACCTGCTACTTTACCGGCCGATGCTTCAATAGCAGTTTGAAGTTTACTTGCGCTAATTGTTGACCCACTGTAAACACCTGCTTTAAGTTTTGGGTTAATGTCAGCAAGGAATGCTGCTATGTATTGCTTTGGGATTCCATACATTTGAAGAGACGTTGCATCCATTTGACCAACAGTTACAAGTCCAGTTGCACCAGCACTTAACCCTGCTTGCGTTACACTTGCAACAATTTGGTCAATTGTTGACTGGTCTACTAAAACCTTTGGCTTGGCAGGGGTTACCGGGGTATTCTTTTTTGCAGTTTTCATCGTTGTGCTCCTTGTATTCCTTCTGGCGCTCCTTGTGCGGGTGGCCTCATAAATCCTTCGTTAAGTGCTGAAGTTACTTTTTGTGCTGCTTCGTGTGCAGCAGGTGTGTATTCCCAACCAAATGAACGCTCGTTCATAAGGTGTTCTTTCCACTTGTGGAGTGGCATAGGTGCTGGTCGCCCTGTTGCTTCATCGACATGTCCGTGAAGTGCTGCAGCAGATTTAGGGTCACCAACAAAATCAGGTTCAAAGTTTTGTCCAAGAACCTGCTTGCCCACTTGACGGTACGGTTCAATAAGCGCACGTGTAGGCATTCCTTGTTCTATTTGTTTGGCAAGCGTAGGGTATAAACCCATTGCCTGTTGCTTCATGTACTCTTCAAAAGCGTTTAACTTTGCAGGTGTAAGTTCTTTGGCAAGAACTTTAATAACATCCTTGGTAATCGGAACCATGTAACGGTTGGCAATGTCTTCCATCGCTTTTGCCGTAGGCACTGGTTCTTTCTTAGCCGCAGTTGCTTTTGCTGGTGCTGCTTTGGTTGGGGTTGCTTTTTCTTCTGGCATGTTATTCCTTATCTTGCAGGTACGAATACGGTAGGCATCTTCAAAAGACACGAAGTAATGTAGTACGACGCTAATGAAAATTCTTTTAATTTGGAAACAGCAAGAAGTGTTTCGTACAATCTGTTTTGCATCTCAGAAGCAGCAGAAGGGTTAACCTTGTACTCTGCATTAATTTGTGATGCACTAGCATCGTAAATTTTGTTTAAAGCAACAAATTGCATGTACTGCTCAGGAGGAATAATAATTTTCCCACCTTTACCATTTAATGGGCCAAGAACTTCAGGGTCTTGCAACATCTTGTTCATTTCGTCGTAGACCTTAAGAGCGTTGCTGTTTTTTTCTTCACCCTTAAAAGAAGCGTACCAACTAGGGTTTAATTTACCGTAACCTTTAGCCATGTCGCCCATTACTTTGATTCCTTCGCCGTTAAGCGTTTTGCCATCGTACGAATACATTGGGTTCTGAAGCATGTAGAAACGTGCGTCGTTGTAGTACCAATCGTTACCAGTTGTAATGTCACGTTGAACAATCATCTCATCTGGAGTCATACGTGCACGAAGACCAAGGCGCATTTCCAACGAAGCGGCATGTGCGTCTTGTGGTGAAGTGCGGTCAGGAATCATTGCTGATGCATACTTGTACTTGTTGACAAAGCCCATGTTCTGTTCAACAAAATCAAACGTAAATTTTGTTTCGTCAAAGTGACCGTAAGGACTTGATGTGTGAGCCGTAAGGTCGTAGATGTTGTTCGGGTGTCTCTTGTTGTATTCGTCCATGGCTTCGTAGGCCGTGTACTTAGGTGTGCCGTCCTTATTCTTTTCAGCCATAATCTTGTCTAGGTCTCCAAGGCCAGAGTATGTGGCGTTAAGAGAAAGGGCAAGAGGACTAAAGAAGTTAAGGATAGTCTTTGTGGCAATCATCATCACTGCCTTAGAGTGAGCCTCTTCTAAGAACTTGGCCTGTGCAGCATTGTCAGCAGTCCAGTTAGCAAATAATGTGTTAGACACACTCTTAATAAGGTGCTCTCTTGTACCCTTATCGTAACTATTCCACTTGTCACTTCTGCTTAGGTAAGACTCAACTTCGTCTCTAAACTTCTTGTGCATCTGCTCGGACAAGTCAGTAATAATTTGATTTTCAACTGAGGCAACAGTACCGTTGTGGTTTTTAAAGACCACGTCGTCCATAATTTGTAGCATGCCGTTTAGTGTTGAAGAAGGCAAAAGGTTCTGCTGCATTGTAGAGTTGTTGGCGTACTCACCAATAATGTTCTTAACAATGTTGTTAGCCCATTCTTCGTGTGGGAACTTTAGGTCCTTAAGAAGTTTGAGCGGCGTTGTAACGTAAGGTCCAAATGCAGGACGAACAATTGTTCCTAGGGTTCCCATGATTCCACCCATGTCACCCGTAGGCACCATTGAGTTAACTGAACCTGGGCCACCTGTAAGGTTAAAGTCAAGACCAAACATTCCACCTAACCACTGTGTGCCTGGGATAACCATCTTTGGTGATGTTCCTGCTTGGTTTTGAATTGCTACGTAGTTAGTAACACCAAGAGACATCTTTAGATATTTTTCAAATGCCCCCATGTCTACGGCACCCATACGGAATGCACGTCGCCATGCCTGGTTTTGAGCAAAATAAAACGGAGCAGCAACACGCATGTTGGCTTCAAAGAATGTCTTGTCTTTAGGGTTGTGAACAAAACGAATCATTCGTTGAATAGCCTGGTTCTCTGCCCATACCTCTGCGTTGTCAACGTTTAGTTGACGAGCCTTAATCAACTCACGAGCAAGTTCCATTTGGTTGTGGTACTCAAGAGCAAACAACGGGTCACGTACCATCCAGTTAACAATTGGTCCAAGAACCTTTTCGTGACCTACTTCAGAAAGACGACGTACAAAGTTCTTGTACGAAGCAGCAGTTGTCCAATTGGCGGCATTAACTTCTCGGCCAGGTATGTCCTTTGGTGCGTAAAGTTTTTTATCACCTAAGATGGCGTTCATTTCTTTTTCAGTAGGTATCTGGTTGTGGATAATCATGTCAAGCAGGTCAGTGTGAAGTCGCCACTTGTTACTGCTGGTTCCAGTTACGGTGTTAAGTACGTTGGTTGCCGTACGAGTAGCAAAGTCTTTTAACGCTGCTTCTTTGAATGCCATTTCATAGGTGATACCTTCTGCTTCACGTCCAGGCACCAAAGCGTCAGGGCCTTTGTCTTTAATAGCCTCACGCATGTCCAAGGACCATGCAGATAACTTAGGGTCAGAGATAACTAATTCAGATGCACGGTACCTAGAAAGTTCTGCAGGCTTCATCTGAAGAACGTCTTTGTAAACTTCTTCAGACAGTCGCACTCGAGTTTCGTTGAACCATTCAAGTGAACCCTTTTTAACACCAAACATTCCAGAAATAGTTGGTTCTTCTATGAGTTCCCTAAGTCTCTTGCTAGCAGCAAACGAAAGTTTGTCATCAACAAGTCTTACCATCTGCTGAACCATTGACCTTGCGTAACCGTGGTCGTGAAGGTTGTTGTATGTGTGGTGGTCACCTACAGATGCTTTTGTCTTAACCAAACGATTAGCAGCGTCAACACGGTAAACGTCTGTAATTTCACCTTGCAAACCAGAAAACGGGTCGGTTATTGAAACGTCGTTCTGTGCGTGAACACCAAGTGGAAGGTGACCAGAGTGACGCATAATAACGCCAGCAGTGTCTTCTACAAGGCGACCCAATTTCTCTGAGTCCCAACCCTTAATCATGCTCTTTTCAATACCAGTAAGAACACCAGCAGTAACGTTACGAATAAGAATACGGTTGTGACTTAACAAAGTTGTTGCTGATTTGCTAGCACCCTTGTAGTCTTGGTGGAAAACATTTTTGGCAAGGTCAGCAGTAATTGATTTTAAATCACCCTGTTGCTTTAGCCTTCCCATAAGAACAGCAGTTTGATTTTCGTGACGAACAATAGAAGCAGCAAGGCGAGCATCAAACAAGTTAAAGCCACCAACACGTAATGCGTTTAGCGTTGCTTCAGAAACACCAACGTGCATTGCCCATCGTCCTGAAAGAAGAGCAAGTGGAACGAACACAAGGCTAAGGCTTCGGTTCATTCCATCAACGATAACTTGCCAGTTAGTTCTAAGGCCAGAGCGTGTTCCTCGTTGAGCAGTAATCTCTTTTACAAATTGGGCTTGAATCTTTTCTTCGTTTGCATCGTACTTAATACCAGCACGAGAAACAGCCCATTCTTCTGGTGTCAATTTTGATTCGCCAATTTTGTTCAAACGCTTTATGCTGAACAATCTCTTAACGTCGCTACCCATACCTGGGTCACGAAGCATAAGAACATTAAACGACATCATTTGGTCGTGAGCAGCGTTTAGTACACCTCTAAAATAATCTACGTTTTGTCTAGTAGAAGTGTTGCCTGCTTTGGTAAGGTCTTTAGCAACAGGTTCGTTAGCATTGACATAACTGTCGTCAAGGAACCGTGTCTCTTCCTTAACTTTAAGGTCAGCGCTCTTTTGTATCTCAGCAACTTTTTTGTAGGCAGCAGCAAACTTTTCGTGAGGCTTGCCTGGGCCTTCCATGATTTCTTTAATTGCGTCTGTTACTTGCTTTCGTCCTGCAGTAAGACCAGAAACGTGAGCAGCGTTAGTGTCTCTGTTAAGACGCATTTCGTGAATAGGGTCATGCCATTTGTTGGTGTGACTAACTTCAAGACCTTTGTCCAAAGCAAGGGCACGGACGGTGTCTTCAGACAGATTGATGTCGTGAAGGTTGCCAATTTGGTTGGTCATACGAATGATGGTTTCGTTAATAAAAGTACTTAGGTTGTTAAGGTCACGTACTTGTGGAATCTTCATGTCAGACAACTGTGAGTCAACAATGGCAGCGTGAGAATTAATACCTTTGATGTCTTCCATGTCTTCAATGTTTCCAATGTCACTTGCGCCGTTGGCACCATAGTGAGCCTTAACTGAACCACCGTCAAAACCCAACATGCGGTAAATCTCTTCTTGAATGCTGCCTTCAAGGTCTTTAGCAACTAGGTCGTACTCTGCACGGTTGAGTCCAGATACAGCACGACGCATAACCATGTGGTAAACAACTTCACGGTATGCTTGAGAAAACGCTTCGGTTCCTCCGTCAGCCAATGCCTGAGTCAAGTAGTCAGTCATTGCGTTAACAACTTCTCTTGGCATCATTGCACCAATAGCAAGTTGCCTAATTGCTGGAATAGACTCGTTAGCATCTTCCATAATAATTCGGTCGGTTTCAAATCCCTTAAGCACACTTGAGTAGTACATAGGTTTTCCGGCCAATTGCTTTGCAACCCAAAGACGGAATGAAGAACGAGCACGAAGACCTGCGTCGACAACACCTACCCAAATAGGGTCGTCAACTTTAACGTCTGGACCGTCTTTAGACCATTTAGTATTCTTCCATCGGTTGATAATAGAAATGTCAGCAGAGAGAAGTGATTGCTTGCTAAGAATGCTGTCAGCAGCAGTTTGTCTCATCCATGAGTACATGCCCATTGAAGGTGCATGTACAAGAGCAAGACCTTGACCATCAGCCAAAGGAGCAAGAATGTTTAGAACTTCTTCTTCTGTCTTAGCGTCTCCCAATTGTTTTAAGACGTAAGGAGAGAAAGTGTTACTTTGCTTTCCAGCCTTAAACATAGTTCCAATCTCACCACTGTTGTGAGTAGCCATAAATGTAAGAGCACGACGAACGTATGGTCGTACTGCTAATTGACGAAGCGTGTCACCACTAGTAACACCAAGGCCCTTAAAATATACAGATAGGTTTCCAAGCGTTTGTGAGCCGCCACCCTTTTCAATTAGTTTACCTAGTTTGGTTTGTCGCTCTACAGCAAGTTCAGCAGTGTGGCTAAACTCGTCCAACCTTCTAGCAAGACGTGGCGCAAGACCTACGGTACGTGCTGAAGAAATCTTTGTACCTAAAGCACCAACAGGGTCGGTACCAATAAACTCTGCCCAAAGGTCAACAATGCCTGAAGAGGCAGAAAAGAAAACACCTTGGTCTTGTTTGCCAGCAAAGAACTCCATTGTTGCCCTACCAAGGTCAACTGGTTTACCGTTAGCATCGTGTACGCCAAGGTCACCAGTTTGTTGCCACAATTTAGCATCACTGTGCTTTGCTTGCGCTTGTACTAACTGGTACAAAGCATTGGCTCTAGCACCACCAGTCATTTTTGTAAATCCTTTAGCACCACGGTACATGTAACCAAGAGGATTGCCGTGTTCGCTAAGTTTTTGCATGATTGTAAAAACTTTGCTTGCTTGTGTTGCTTGTGCCGCATTAGCCGCTTCAATTTCTTTTGTAGCGTTAGCAGCAGTAGTAGCCATGTCAAAGCCTGCAGCACCAGTTTCAGTTGCCATTGCTGCTTCTTCTGCAGCAGTAGCAGCCGCTTCAGCAGCAGCAGTAGCGTCAAATCCGGCAACTGCAGCAGAACCAGCACCTGCAGTTGCACCTATAAGTGCAAGACTTGGTCCAATGTTACCCAAGGCATACATAATACCTTTTTGCTTAACCATACTTTCGTAGTAAGCCAAAACGTGTGCAGTCATTTGATAAGCGTTTTTGTCGCTCCATGGGTTAAAGTTTTGACCAAGGTTAAGAAGTGTTTTGCCAAGGTCTTCATAACCTGCTACACCACCAAAACCATTTAATTCCATAATGCTTTTACCAGCACGCTCTACAAGACCACCAATGCCCTTGGCAAGACCACCGGCTGCACTAACAAAAGATTTACCGTAAACAGAACCTTCGTGTGTAAAGAAACCACCAAGACCGTATTTGTGTACACCGTTTGTAATGTAGTTATGAAAGTTGTCCCAAGTGTGGGTACCAAGGTTAACAATTTCAGGACCAACGTTTTTCCAGTTCTTGAGTGTAGTTAAACCACTCCAACCCGCTTTAGCCGCATTCCAAATCTGACCAGTGGCTCCAGTTGGGTTTTGTCCTGTATACCATGTAGAATTAAATTTGTCATACAAGGCCATAAACTTAAGAGCGTTTGTTGCGTCTTGAATATGAACACCTTGCATAGGTCCAGTATTCTTAACAAGGTCCATTATCATCCCAGGGTTTTTAAACGCACTTGGGTAGTTGTTGTAAATAGATTGAAGAGCGTAGTGCTGATTCTGGTTTAAAGAATTGTAGGAATTAGTTGTTATTGCTTTTTGGTAAGCGTTCTGTTGTTCATTGTATGTTTGCTGTGCTTGACCTCCACCAGGAATACCTCGACCTACTTTTATAGGTGCAGGTGCAACTGGTTGTTGTGGTACCGGTACTTGGCCTTGTGGGTTCTGGTTTCCGTCAGCCATTACATACCAAACAAGCGAGCGTGAGCAGCAAGGTCAAATGTTCCAGCAGTAGCGTTAGGGTCGTTAGACATGTGACGCAATGCTTCAGAAAGAATACCTCTTGGCTGTGGTGCAATGGCTTCAGGTCCAGGTCCAGGGCCAGAAGTGATACCCGCTTGAATTGGTTCAGTTGGTCGCTCTGTCGGGTGAAGGAATGGCAGCGAACCTGGCATTGGGCCAGCAGTTTGTTGTGCAGGAGCGGCACCTTGAGCAACAGGTGACTGTGCCATTGGTATTGCTGATTGTGCGTTCATCTGTTCTGTTGCCTTACCGTACTCTTGATTGGGTACAGTAGTTTTAGGAACATTCAAATCTGTACGGTTGCTGTAAGCAGTACCGGGTGTTCCTTGGCGTGAACCGCCTTTACCTGAACGTGGCATTTATTATGCTCCTTGTCCGCCGAGACTCGCCAATAGTTGACGAACATCGGGTTGTCCTTGAGGTGCCTGTTGAGCGCCAGGCTGA